GGAAATACAATGTCAGTAGTTATCAAACCCCACAACATGTTCAACACGCCAGACGATTGGGCGGTGATCCAACAGTGGATCGAGGCCCATCCGAAAGAGGATCAGATCCACCTTTGGACAGCGGCGGGCATGGCGTGGAACCTAGCGGCCAAGCTGACAGCTGAGCTCGAGACAGCATAAGGCACTTGTGGGGTGGTTGTTGATATGATACAATCACCCCACCTTAACCAGAAAGGAATATAAAATGGCACGTACACCCTTTGGAAAAACCCGCAAGACAATGGATCCATACGCTATCTATCAGCGTGGCGATTGGACATGGCACATTCTCAAGACATACAAGCACCCGAACAGCGAGGCGGGCGACATGTATGCCCGTTGGTTTGTGGCGGCCAAGTCACCGATGACCTATGGCGATTTTGAGATGGGCGACACCTATGCGACAGAGATCACGAACATAGGCAACCTAGTCGCGGCCAGCCCTGAATGGGCCGAGCATTACGCCAAGGGCGTGACGCTGCCCACGCCTCAGGATTATCTACTGATGGATAACAACATCATCAAAGCCCTGAGCGAGTTTATCGCCTGAGCATAGCGGTGACCGGCCCTCGAGGGGGCCGGCATCCGATGCGCTTAGGCATCATCAACCAGAAAGGATAAGGCAATGGGAAATAGAGCAACCATCGAGGTGCGCGACCACGAGGAAACCGCCGCAGCTAGTATATATCTGCACTGGCACGGTGACCGCGAGGAAGTGATCGAGGCCGTCAAGGCGGCAGCGCCTCGCATGCGCAAGTCGGATGCAAACTACGCAGTGGCCAGATTGATCGGATATTATCACAACCTGATCGATGGCGGGCTTTCTTTGGGCGCGATCAACAACGATGACGCGCACAACTGGATGACCGACAACGGGCATTTTGTGGTCAACATGGCCGAGGGCACCATTGAGCAAGAGGGCCAGACCTTGGCCGATGGCATAGAGTTCGGACAATTCTAAGCCGAGGCGCAGGGCGCAGGGCTAGCGGGGCGCAGGGCATTTGCACTTGTGCCCCGCTTGTTTGTTTGATACAATCTACCCACGTTAACTAGAAAGGAAAGAACGTGAAGCACGCAATCATCTACAACGGGCCAAGCCTCTTGGATGGTCAACCAATCGTGGTCATCGCCACATATTCAAACCGCAACACCAAGACGGGGCGCGTGGTGCAAACCTATATCTTGCGCGAGGATATCAACCCGCTTGAAGCAAGCAAGACGGGCGCAGATTTCAGCATTTGCGGCGATTGCCCCATGCGTGGCGAGGTCACAACAGACCCCGAGCGCAAGCAAGCCAAGGGGCGGCGCTGCTATGTCAACCTAGGCCAGGGCGTCTTGATCACCTGGCGCGCATACAAGCGCGGCGTTTATGCCGAGGGATCCGCGCGCGACATGGGGCGCGGGCGCTTTGTGCGTGTCGGCACCTACGGAGACCCCGCCGCCGTCCCCTCGGACGTGTGGGATGAACTGCTAAGCGAAGCCGAGACATGGACCGCATACACGCACCAAAAGCCGTGGCGGCCAGATATCGCCATGCAGTCCGCCGATAGCTACACAGAAGCGCGGATGCACTGGCGCGCAGGGCGGCGCACGTTCCGAGTGATCGCAAATCTCGGCCAACTGGACCAAACGCACGAAGCCCTTTGCCCCGCATCAAAAGAGGCAGGGCGGCGCGTTCAATGCACCGCTTGCAAACTCTGCAAAGGCGGCAAGCTTGCCAAATCAATCGCAATCGTGGAGCACTAATCATGGCTTGGATCATAGAAAACAAAACGGACCGCGCGCTTGCGTGGTCCAACACCTACGGGTGGTGTGACGTAACCTTTGACACATTCACAGACGAGGAACGCGAAACCTTAAACACTCCAATCGACGGGGAATGGGTGCAGGTTCCGTGGTCAGTCGAACACTAATTGCCAAGCCGCGCCATCCACCTTGCCCATGGCGCGGCCAACTGCCCGAGGTCCACGGATCTCGGGCCATTTTCCTGTATGCACCCGCGTATATACAACGGGGCGCAGGGCGCAGGGCTTCAATCCCGAGGCGCAGGGCGCAGGACTCGCGCATAATGACCCTCGATCTCGGGGCGCAGGGCCTCAAACAAGGGCGCAGGGCCCGTGAACCACGATCCTTGGACCTCGGTTATCGGTTTTTCAAGCAAATCTAAGGCCATTTTCCCCTCAAACAAAACAATAGAGCGCGGAGAGGGGGCCTTTACTAAGAAGAACGAGAGACCACCGCGCGCAAAATACGCTGTGTGCCACGCAATTTGCTGCGGCGATAGTTTTATCCTATTAGAATTTGTTGCAACCTTGAGTTCAAACCACAAGGGGAGGCCATCCCATAACAAGTGGACATCAGGCACCCCGCCCCCGTGCTTGTTTTCAATCCGAGTCGCCAGTGTTTTCTTCGGCAAACTGTTCCGAATCGAGTTCCAAAAGTTCGCCTCTGGTCCCTTGCTCATACGGGGTCACGTCCTTCATGTTCTGCTCGATCTGGAAGGCTTGCGGGTATTGCTTTTGCAGTGCGGCCAAGCGCGCTGTGATTTCGTCACGCGAAAGCTGATCGATGGTGTTGATAGTTTCCCGCCTGTCGATGGTCAAACCACCCAAGGCCGAGCGGATTTTCTCTGCGTTGATGGCGGCAGAAAACTGTCCGCTCTCCTCTGCCCCAAGCGAAAGCTTTTGCAGGCGTTCAAGCTGACCAATCAAGGTCACCCCATAGCGGCGCTCTCGTTCTTCGCGGAGTTCTTGCACATATTCCAAGACATGGGGGTGATCCCTCCCATTCAAAAGCTTGGACGCATAGATGTGTGCGCTGTCGGCAGCATAGCCCGCCTTGCGGGCGCACTCAGCGTTGGAATAGATCCCCTCTACCACGTGTTTAGCGAATGTCTTTTGTCGGGCCGTAAGCTTCGGGCCCTTCTCGTTCTGCGATGGCATCTTTCACCCTTCGATTGACCAGATGTTGATCATCACCAAGTATATCCCGATTTCCTTATATAGGGCAATCTCTCAGGTTTTGAGTCAACCCAAATTGAAAACTGAGGGAGAGGGCAACTGAGTATTTCATTTACGCGTTTACACTACGTTTACGGTAGAAAACACCCACCGTAAACGGGTCTAAACCCTTGTATTTACTAACAAAAAACACCCCCGTTTACGCTGTTTACGCTATTTTGGGCAAATGCCAACTCAAACGAAACCAAAACCTGAGAGATTGCTCTTTATAGGCAAATGACCGAGGACCGATCCCCCTTCACCAACTACTTGTTGACAATCACCAACCAAGCTATATACTCGCAACCATTCAACAAGTAAGGAGACAGCTATGTTTGAAGTACAACATCAGTTTGCCAACGGCGAGTGGGAGAACACGTGGTACGAGGACCATCCCTTTGACGGCGAGAAGCCCTTGTATTTTGACACGCGGGAAGATGCCCTCTGTGAGTTGGCATTGTTCTTTGACGAGTTAAAGGACGCTGTAGAGCGTGGTGGTATGCCCGAGGACCACGGTTATCGGCCCGAGGATTTCCGCATTGTCGAGATCGGGGGGGCGGTGTGATGTGGGAAGTTCAATCGTGGACAGTTTGCGGTGGTTGGGAGAACAACTGGACCGTGACCGAGAGGGACGGGACCCTTGGCCCTCAGTATTTCGACACTTATCAGGAGGCTTTGCATGAGTTAGCGGAGTTCTTTGACGATGCGCGTGAGATGATCGAGCGCGAGGGCTACACGTGGGAAGAGTATGGGTATGACCCTGAGGATTTCCGTATCGTGTATGTCGAGCCGATGGCGGAGGCGGTGTGATGAAAGTACAAGCTACGTTTTACAAACATCAGGAGTGGGATTGGGAGGGTGTTGTGCCTGACGATCTCAAGGACGAGGGCGAGATCCGCTTTTGGATCGACAGCAACGTGCGTCAGGACGAGTGGGAACTGGCGGGTGAGTATCTGGAGGACGGCCCCGTTAAAGTTTTGACCGAGGACCGAGAGCCGAGGTGGATTCGTACGAAGATCATGTCCATGGCGCTGTTGGCGTTCAGCATTGGTGACTGTGACGTGTTCATCGAGGGTGAGTATGAGGAGTTGCAAGGTCCGTTGGCTTACGAGATCGACATCCTTCGGGCTGAGGGTTTGACGTTTATTATACAGGAGAAGATGTGATGGCTAAGTGGGATGT